CATTAATGCATAACCTTTAAAACCTGTAATGCTTAAGTCAGCTGCAGCATTATTTGCTAATGTACCTGTAGTTGCTGTTACGTCAGTTCTTGATTGTAGACTTGAACCACCACCGGCACCTGCTGCAGCTTCAATTTCAATATCACCAATCATTGCCGCATGAGCAGTACAAACATACTTATAAGTACCACTAATTGATCCTGGAACTTTCCAATACAATGTACCAGAGGTTTTACCTTGAGCATTTGCTGCAGTAGTTTTAGTACCATCCGGTGCAATATGTACTAAACCTGTACTATAAGCTGAGCCACCTGCTGTTTCAATTTGGAATGGATGAGAACTCGTTACACTTGTTAAGTCAAACGCAATTGTTTCACCAGCTCTTACGTGGATTGTTGGATTATCAGATGTTCCATAAATGTCTGAACGATATGCTGAAGAACCATTTGGTGTCATCACATGAGTTGTTTTAGCTTGAACACCAATGTCATGTACATCTAAGTCAGCAGCATCTACTTCAGTCAACTCTGCAAATGTTGACGTATTTGAACCACCACCTGAGCCAAGTTCATCATAGTTTGCTAGGCGAATCCATGCACCACTATGTGCGTAATATGCTTTACCAGTATCATGTACGTGTGCAAACATACCATGATAACTACTTGCACTTGGAAGGTCGCTAAGTAATGAATATACGTTATTGAATAATACCTTATTGCCACCCATATCAAGGTCAGCACCGGTAACTAAATCAATGATAGCGTTATTTGATAGACCACCGCCACCTGACGCTTGCTCTACCCATTCGTAATCTGTACCAGACCATGCTAATACTTCATTGTTTCCTGCTGCACTTACGTTAATATGTGCGTCTACGTTTGCGTTTGTGTATACTGCACCGCCACCACCGCCACCAGTGTTTGCGAATGAAAAGTTTCCTGATCCATCGGTTGAAAGAAATTGGCCCGCATTGCCGTCTGTAATACCGAGATCTGTAAGGTCAGATGGAATATCTGGCTTGTCTGTTAAATCATCGTAACTTCCACCAAACGCTGCTTCGTCTGCATCGTACAATTCGGTAAAGTTTAAATTAACTTTTTGCATGGCGGTTCTAAGTGGATCACCAGTACCGTCGTTAGCTGCGGCTCCAACATTAATTACCTGTTTTGCCATGTTATTAAGCTCCTGTGTTTATATACTATTTATTACGAATTGTCAACAGTAAAGTTAGTAGAATCTGAAGTCCATACCGCATTATCTGCTCTCACTGTTTGATCGCCAATTGCTTGGCCCGGTCCAACGATTGGATCGCCGCCGATAATATAATCGTCTTTTCTGACTTGTCTAAACAAGTGAGATATTGTTGGTCCAGTCTTTTTCTGATAAGAAAATCTACTGAACATTTTTGTTCCTGCTAAGTGCGTAGTATCCTTAAGCGCTTCTTCATATCTTTTGCTATCAATAGTTGATTTAATAACATAAGAAAACTCTTGGTAATAATCGCTGTCTTGTACTCGAGTATCTGGATCATAATAAACATCTTCGCCATCGTCTGCAAGTGTTTTAGTATATCCATTAACATGAGATGTTAAGCTACTCCAGAAACCTGCTGAAATACCTTGAGAGTCTGCATTCATAGTAGCTTTTGCTTGACGCTCACCGTCATCATTAATTAGATAAACTGTTTCACCATCAATATAGCCAAAGCCAGAGTTTCTTATTTCAGCTTCAGAAATTCTACCAGTAGAAAATAATGTTTCGTTACCCATAACGGCGTTTTCACCAAACCGTCTTGAGGTGTAATCTCTTTCTACTGCAAGTAGATCATATGCATTTCCTTTGTGATTAAAGAAATCATTTGTACCTGTTTTAAAACCATAATAGCTATAAGGTCTCACGTACAATGCGCCAAGGTCAACATCAACTTTAGTAATTAAACCTGTCGTTCCAGTAAGTGGCTGGTTAATTATATCGCCAATTGTAAAGCTAGCACTGAAATTATCAACTAATAAAATCTGTTCAAATCTTTCAAACGCTATCATTTGTTCATCTCTAACTAGAGAAAAGACATCGTTAATATAATTAGATCCAGGGTTAACATTTTCAAAGGCAACAATAGTACCAATATCAAATGGCGTTAAGTCGAAGGCTTCATCCATTGGTGTGGCAAGAGTAACTGGGCTTGCAGTACCTGTCATTGGAATCACCGCAGGTGGTACCGTATTAAAATCTGAAGAGTTTAATGGAACATCTACAAAGTTTGAAATGATATCAGTAATAAGAGAAACGTTTTCAATATTAGTAAGTTCTTCAACCCTAACATGAGTTGGATCACCGGTGTTAGCATATAATGGACCTGGTGAAGAATCGTTTTTACCAGCAACTGTAAAGATGTCACCTGTTTTTGTTACTGGGTCGTATGCAGTATATGTTACACCTCGAGCAGCAGACGTAATATCTCTGCTAATATCAAACTCATCTCCTGGTTCCATTTTAACACCAACGGCAGAAATATTCTGGCCAATTACTGTACCTTGGTTACCAGCTGTATCTGTTAAAACTTCTAGTTCTACAAATTCTGTGTTTGCGTTATTTAAAATGAAAACTTGATTTGAAACTAAAAGTTTTGTATTTAAAATAGTATATCCAAAACCGCCGTCTTCTAAATCATATGAAACAGTACCAGTAAACTCGTCTTGTAATCCAGTAACAATAGCTTCACCGCCTGCGCCGTACTCACTTTCAATTCCAAGAATATCGCCAATCTTATTTCCGGTAGTACCACCATAAGCTAAGTCAATATCAAGTGAACTTGCTGAACCATTAAGTTTACCAAAAGCAATGTCTGATCCATTAATTCTTGTTAGAATATCATCGTACTTTTCAAACTTACCTTTTGGATCAGTAATATAGATAATAGGTGTAAGTGTACCATTTAAATATACAAAGTTAATTTTATCAACAATAGCTTTTGCTTTTGAAATAGAACCAATAATATTTCTACTTAAAAGGTCTTTATACTCATACCTAGTAACACCGTCAGGTGCAAGGAAATTGTTATTGTTTGGAAACATTTGAAGATAAGTACCGGTCTTCCAATTAGAATCAGAAGGCTTAAACATATACTTAGATGGATAGCTTACGTAAACATCATCTTGGAAAAACAATCTAAAGAAAAGTATAATACCAGACTCAGTACCTTTGCGTCTGTATAAATCCATAATGTTTTTAATTACGAATTTTACAACATCATCATCTAAAGCTGGAAGGTCAGCCATATATTTCTTTTTATAGAATACAATCATTGAAGCTAAAGTAGTTCCAATGTCGCGGTATTCAAACATTCTTCGAGCGTTATATACACCCATGTTAGGTTGATCTTCTACAAACCTATAATATTGTTCAACCATGTCAACAAGTTCTTTACCGTTTTCACGGTATATAGCTGGAAACTGCTGAGCTATTTTAAATGCAATATTTTTTTCAACTAGTGTGACTTGGTTGTCAGCCATTTTATTTGACCTCTATCATGTTAATAGTAACATCATTATCATCGAGAATAAAGATTCTACCGCTTGGAGCCTTGATGTCATCTTTGGCTGTTGTTACCATTACTCTAATACCTGAACCTTGATAACCCTGTGTTTGGAAACCAATTAAGTTAATCTCGCCTGTTTGGTAGTTAATATTACCAGCAATTGGATTTACAACCTGTGGGTTAACTAAATCTGAAGTAACAATTTGGATATTACCATTACCATCGTCTTGGAAGAAAGAATCTAAGTTATTATATTGGAATACACTACTCTTAACCGCCGGTTTATAATCAGTAAATCCTTTAGCAGGGTTAAACGGATATGGCTTAATAAGCTCTGCAAAGAATTTAAATGCAGGGCTTGCTGAAACATTTAATGGTGGTGAATATATGATATAAGGACAAGCCATAACTTCGTTACTAACGAATGCATTAGTTTCAGCACCATCAATTGCTGAACTCATTTTTGAAACTCTTAATGTTGTATTAAAATCATCAAGGTTATTTGTGGCATAAGTAGTAATTGCGTTCCTCGCTAATAATTCTAATTCACCAACTGATTTCTTTGTAATCTTAGGATCAAAATAAACATTTACATTAACACAACCGTAAATAAATTCTGAATCAATAAAGATTGGTTCAATAGCAATTGGTGTTTTATCTCTTAGGAAAGAAATATAAGCACTTGATAGTGTTGAAGATAATCCTTCTCTACCTTCTCCTAAGTAAACTGAAATAGCAACCTTACCAAACTGTGGTGGGTCAAGTGATTCTCCACCATAAGCAGCAATTGATTGAATTTCTGGAAACTGCTGTTTAAGAATAATTTCATAATCGTTTGTAGTGATAGCTCGTTCTTGGATTTGAATAGACTTAGGAGCAAAATAACGAATACTTTCTAATGATTCTCTTTCAGTACCACCCGCCGCAGCAGAAACAGTTTCTACAGTTGCTTCGGCTGTTTCTGATGTTAAGCCAAGATTAAAAGAAAATGCGCCATTTGCTTCTGCACCAGATGTAATTCTATATCTTACACGAATATCTTCAAATGCTTCAGGCTGTAAACCAAATACGTTATTACCAAAGTAAATCGTATATCTTCCATCGTAATATGGTTCTACATAAAATACTTTATCTAATGGACCTACACCAAAAATATCATTCTTACGTAGGAATACGTTTTGGTTTTCAGTTTCTTCAGCGTCAACAAAAACTTCTACTGAATCTATGTCGGCGTTTTCGTTAGATAAAATAACTCTTAAGATGCCATCGTCACCAATGAAATAACCTTCACGTTCAAAGCTTGCTAACATTGCGCCTTCAAATACTTCTACGTTTTCTGCAACAAATTTACCTGGAGCTGTTTTACGAGCAACATACGTTACGTTATTTACGAAAT